TTGAGTTCCTTGAAGTCCTTGAGTACCTTGGAAGTTACTTAATGCACCCTGAAGACCTTGGAGTCCTTGAGTTCCTTGAGTACCTTGGAAGTTACTTAATGCACCCTGAAGACCTTGAGTTCCTTGAGAACCTTGAGTACCTTGAAAGTTACTTAATGAACCTTGAAGTCCTTGAAGTCCTTGAAGTCCTTGAGTGCCTTGAAAGTTACTTAGTGATCCTTGAGTTCCTTGGTTCCCTTGTGTACCTTGAAGTCCTTGAGTACCTTGAGGACCTTGAAGTTCATCAATTGAAGTCCAATATCTCTTCCCAACATATCCACCAACAGCAGTTAATACATACGATTCTCCAAAAGGTCTTGGATTAGCAGTTGTTGATCCAACACCAACTTTAGGATCTCCTAAATCGGGTTCTGCTTGCTCTAAACCTAAAAATTCATATCTATCTGAAGTAATTCCAGATTGATCATATCTCCTTACTCTTCCAGAATTATATTTTGTCATTTATTTAACTCACTGTTTTGCAGTTTCTAATACACTTAAAACTAAAGATAAAGAATTATTTTGACTTGCTTGAATTTTAAAAACATCATTGGTTTCTAAAACAAGTCTCCCATCCGAAACAATACTATATCCATCCTTTGGAGGTATTGGTACAGAATTACTTAAAACATAGTCTGATGGAGACTCTGTGGTTCTGGAATGATATGCGGTTACTGACGCAATTCCAGAAGATTTATTTGTAACTTGAGATAAGATAACAATAGATGCTACACCAGCTGGACATGTATATATTCCAGTATTTGTAGTTGTTAAATCATATCTAATTGTTCTGAATTTATTAAGAGCAACTACTGCCATCTTATCCTAACGCTATGATTAATGGTGTTACTGTATTTAACAAACTTTGATTGAACGCTCTTCCAGAAATTGTTCCAGTCAACTGATTTACTGTTACGTCCGGACCAATTCTAAAGTTTCCTGATTGATTTGTTCCAGTAAAGATAATTTTACCCCCATCCAACATTACAAATTCGTTTTCTGGAATTGTGACCCCACCCAAAGCAGGTTTTGCTGTATTAATATTTGTTCCCGATCCAACCCACTCTAAGGCGATTGTTGTTGCGAGTTGCAAACTCAATCTTGAAAAATAAACTGTGGATCCAGCATTTACAGTATTATTTAGATTTTGTTGCAGAACTACAGTTGAAATTCCAGCAGATGGTAGTGTTGCACTTTCTATACCGTAATAAATTGGATACATTACAGTTGTAAGTGCTAAACCGACACCACCATTATGTGTAATTGTGTAACCTGGATTTACCAAATATTGCGATCCTGTATTATTCACATCTATTGAAGTAATCTCTCCAGACTCTGAAACATTTACCGAAACTTCCGCTTCAATTCCACTAGGTCCTGTTGGAGATGAAATTGTAATAATTGGTGGATTATTTGCAGAATATCCAGATCCACTATTTGTAACTTCAATTTTTTGAAGTTGATAGTATAACGTATCAAAATAAATTGCTTGTCCATCGTATGGACGTAAAGAACCTATTCCCGATATTACAACTGTATCCGGATTATTTCCATTGAAATCAACTTCATTTACAACATGACCAGTATAACGATAAATGGATCGACTATACTGATCTCCAACTCCACTTGCCACAAGAGCTTTATTTCCAAAAGAGCAGTTAGAGTTTGTAATGTCACATTGACCACCACCAGAAGTCCAGTGTCCAAGATCATTACAAATTGTGAAAATTGAAACTAACTGGGCATAAGCACCATTTGTAATTGAAACCCCAATTCCATTTTGATTGTATTGAGTATAAGAATCAACAGACATCGATCCAGTAACACCAAAATCATCTAAATCTCCTGGTTCGGCATGAAATCCATCTACTTTCATACCAATACTATTTGATATGAAATTAGTACAGTTTCTTATATAAGGTCCTTGTGTAATATTTCCAACTCCAGGGGAATAGACATTTCCTCCAATTTTTGTGGAAGACCAATTATTATTTGATTGATTATCATAATTTGATGGATGTGTTTCAGTAATTCCAGAAGCTTGAAAACCTTGATTGGTAATAGAGTTAATTACTCCAACACACGAATTGATTGCAGACTTGACATTTGAACAATTTCCAATATCAGTATTACTAATTCCATCTGGTTGCATACTCAAATCTCTAACTTGAGTATAGACATTCTGATGATTTCCATTCCATATAACATTATTAATGCAAGAATATGCAATTCCAACTGAATAAGTTAAAGCTTCAATAACATTTACTTTTTGAATTGTAGATACTACTGTACTCGAATAATAATTTGATCCTATTCCAACACATTTTGAGTTTCCACCTCTAGTAATATCAAAACATACTGCTTTATATGCATCTTTAATTAAAATTACCAAACTTGCCTCATTTTGTGCGGACAACCCTTGATTTGCTGCTGCTTCATGACTAATAAAATCAAGATTTGTGCGAATCATTCTTGCACCATCAAAAAATCTGTCAGAAGAAACCCCAGATAATGGTTGAAAAGCAAAAACTGATGCTCCATTTGTAGATGCTTGTCCAATAAAACTTAAGTCTGTAATGTGACAACCATTGTTAACATAAAAAAGATCTAAACCTGGATTTTGAGGTGTTACGATACAGTTTCTTAATTCTGTGCCCTCTACCGAAACTAGTTTATTTAAAGTGACTGGATTATCTTCTATATAAGCTCCTGGAAAAACTTTTATAGTATCTCCAGAACTTGCAATTCCTGCAGCATTTTTAATTGTTCTCTTGGGATGATTTTCTGCCAATCCAGTGTTACTATCATTTCCATTTTGAGAAACATATATTGTTTTTCCAATTGGTTTGTAAGATGTTATAGTAACTCTTCCTTTACCATTTGTTGGATCAAGATCAATTCCAATTCCAGATACTAATTGAGTAACAATTCCAGCAAGAGTTGATCCATCACCAAGATAGTTTTTAGATGTTGTTGTACCAACAACTGTTAATGACACATTATCATATGGTACTGAAGTTCCGATTCCAAGACTACCTGATGATGGTATAAAAGTTAGTTTTTGTGAAGAAACTTTGATTGAAGAAATGCCAGTAGTTACATTCGATGCAGTACTAATAGCAACAAATATTGGTTTATCAAATTCGTTATCATCAAATATTGTAATATCTGCACCAGAACCTTTTAATCCCTGAAGGCCTTGAAGACCTTGAATTCCTTGAAGTCCTTGAGATCCTTGAAAACCTTGAGCACCTTGAAGTCCTTGGGATCCTTGAAAACCTTGAGCACCTTGAAGTCCTTGGGATCCTTGAAAACCTTGAACACCTTGATTTCCTTGAAGTCCTTGAAGTCCCTGAGTACCTTGGAAATTACTTAACGATCCCTGAAGTCCTTGAAGTCCTTGAAGTCCTTGAGTACCTTGGAAGTTACTTAATGCACCCTGAAGACCTTGCAGTCCTTGAAGACCTTGTGCACCTTGAAGACCTTGAGTGCCTTGGAAGTTACTCAATGCACCTTGAAGACCTTGAGTACCTTGAAGTCCTTGAGTACCTTGGAAGTTACTTAACGCACCCTGAAGACCTTGCAGTCCTTGTGTACCTTGAAGTCCTTGATTTCCTTGAAGTCCTTGATTACCCTGAAGTCCTTGATTACCTTGAAGTCCTTGAGTGCCTTGGAAGTTACTTAACGCACCCTGAAGACCTTGCAGTCCTTGAAGACCTTGAGCCCCCTGAAGTCCTTGAAGTCCTTGAGTGCCTTGAAGACCTTGAAGACCTTGAGTTCCTTGATCACCTTGAAGTCCCTGAGTACCCTGAAGACCTTGCGTACCTTGAAGACCTTGGGTACCTTGAGTTCCTTGAAAATTACTTAACGATCCTTGAAGTCCTTGAAGTCCTTGAGTGCCTTGAAGACCTTGAGTACCTTGAAGACCTTGGATACCTTGAGTTCCTTGAAAATTACTTAACGATCCTTGAAGTCCTTGAAGTCCTTGAGTGCCTTGAAATCCTAATCCCTCCTTACCCTGAACTCCTTGCAATCCTTGAGTTCCTTGAAAATTACTTAACGCACCCTGAACACCTTGTGCCCCTTCACCAACTTGCCCATCACCTCCTCCACCAGTACCAAGTTTTTCACCAGTATCACCGTCTACTGCATCACCATATACAATAATACCTTTATAAAAGGTAGCTTTCTCATTAAAATAAGACTCATTTCCAGTTACTGTAATATCTGCCATATTATCTTTCCGTTATTACAGAGTTTAAAGATTCCCTAAAGTCTTGTGCAGACTGTAAAACATGAATTGTAGAATCCAGAACATTATCAATGGGTAAATTATTTTTCAAATTACTTTCAGCAATTTCTAAAGCACCAGTAACTAAAGATCCAGGGCCTCCAGATAAAGCATCTTTTGCTGCTATAGCAAGATCCTGAGCAGTTCCTACTATATTTGCAATTTTTTCAATACTTGGAGTTATAATTTGCTGCCCAATTAATACTTTTCCTTGTACGGAACTCGTTACATCGCTACCAATTTTACTTCCTTCAAACACTGCCGTAGAAAAAGATTTTGGAACTAAATTACCTAATAGACCACTTGCTTCACATTTATTCCCTTTCAATAATACTCTAGATTTTCCATCAATATTGATATTTCTACCTGCTTTTAAATCAATATCTTCATCCGCTTCGATTACAATATTTTTACCTTTTATTTTTACAGATCCATTTCTCATTGCAGTAATGGTAATGTCACCACTCATTCCTGCAATTACAATATCTATACCTTCACTAGAATCTTTATTTCCGGCAATAAATTCAATTGAACGATCATTCCATATTCTATAAGTACCACACTCAGTCAATCCAGTAAAATTTACATCTTTATTATCAGTAGTAGAATATAAAGCATAAACGTTTGTGCCATTTCCACCCATTTGAGGATTGTTAGTATCAATCCTAAATTTTGGGCCAAAACTACATATATCTCTTCTCTCCCAATTTTGATCTCTTGCCATATTATGTGATACAATCTTTTACAAACTTGGTTTTCTTTATGACAGATTCATTTCCTTTAATTACTTCTATTGGCAACTTATCTAAAATTGGATTTAAAATAGCACCAACACCAGTTTCAGACTCTATAGTAATCTTGGGTAAATCTTCAACAATAATATAGTTATTTATTATGAGTGCTGGAGATGCTATTGTATTTTCTTCATTAGGATCTGGACTTAAAATATTAACATCTACAATAGATCCATCTTCATCAACCGCAATTGAATATCGATTTCCAGCATCATCAAAAACAACATCGCTGGGTTTATATCCAAATCCAGATTGTTGAACATAACCACCAGATACGTAATTTGGTATTTGTGCTGGATTTGTCTCAGCAATTTCTTCAACAAGGTTTAGATTTATATCTCCTACTGGGTAATTTTCACCCTCAGAAACCATGTAAATTGAAGTAATTTCCCCCTCCTCATTAATTACAGATCTGGCAACTGCACCATATCCCAATCCACAAGAATCTGAAATTTCTATAAATGGAGGGTACTTATATTTTTTACCTCGGTTTTTAAGTCTTATACCAATTACACTTGCAGTAATTGTTCCTCTGGAATCTTTTGCAAATGATCCCAAAATTGCTTCGCCAGAAGCACCTTTCCCAGAACCTCCAAATATTTTTACTTTTGGTGCGGAACAATTGACTTTTTCTGCAGTATAACAACCACCGACAGAACTTTTATTATTTTTATTTTTTGTATTATCGGAAAAAATATCCCATCCAGATTTTATATCTTTAACACCATTAGTAACAGTCGCAATACTGTTTGCAATATTCATATTTTTTAAAATATTTGCAAATCTGACAGCATCTTCAGCAGATTGAACAACTCCAACACCAATTGTCCATTCTTCAACGTTACCAAAGGACTTATTCTTATTTTGATTGGTATCAAATAATCCACCAATAGATCTTATCGCACTAACTCCACTTCTTAAAAAGTCACCAACACTAAATGCTGCAGATAGTATTTTACTTACACCACCCAAAGCACCAGAAAGTCCACTTTCTATTTTTCCAACAATATCATTTAATAAAGAACCAACAAATTGATCAGCAACACAACTATTAAAGTATTTTACATTTTTAACAACGTCAGTTATCATACTGTTTACTGTTGAAAATAAACTATTGGTAACTATTCCAACTATTTTTGGTATATAACTTTCTAAAATTTTAATGGGAATAATCATTGCTTTTTGTGCAAGCAGTCCAGCCTCATGTGCAATTGGTGGTTTTCGAGTTGCTGCAAGAACTGGATAATAAACTGCCCAATAAAGCGCCTCCAATCCTTCCTTCAAGAGAGGAATTAATTTATAGTATAAAGAATTGACAGCCTGTCCAACAAACCCATTTGCAATACCAACAATTTTGTCTACAGATCTACTAATTTCTACTGATACATTTTGTACTTTATTTGTTACGTCATTTACTTTTTGAAGTAAATTATTAATTTCTGCTCCCATTCCTTTTGCAATAGTATCATTGCTAGAATTACCAAGTACAACTTTTTTCCCAACTCCAGAAAAATAAAAAACTTCATCTTTCTTTTGACTTTTTTGATTCAATTTATCAACTGTTTCTGGACTTACATCTCTTGGTGATTTTTGAGCAGAACTGTTTTCTTCACTTGCCTCTGATTTGTGTAATGTACCATTTGGTGCTGGAATTCTTTTTGTATAACCAGTAAATGGTACAAATGGCGACGCAAACTTAGTGCTTGGTACTTGATCAGTTCTACCAAAACATCCTATGATTACTGGTATTTGGGCATTATCACCATCTAGAAAAAATCCAAGTACAGTATCACCAGGTCTTAACTTTGGATTAACTGCATAATTTGCAGCACCACTACCAGAAGTAGTTGGCATGAGGACTTGTGCCCAAGGAAGATCCTCATTTGGAAGTTCTGTGGTGCTATAAGGATGATAACCTAGAATTCTAACTTTTGTTCTATTTCCCCATCCACCACCATTCGCTTGAGACTTTTGTGCTTCAATAGGTGGAATTTGTCCAATCCACCATCTAAATCCATCTCTTCCTATAAAATTACTTTTAAGTATTGATTCGTCGATCATTTCTTTTGTCCGAAGGTGTCTCTGATTAGTTTCATTGAAGTATAAGAACTTTCAGTATCAAAATGATGGCATAATTCCTTTATCATATATAGTCCACTTGTTTCCTGATCAAATTCCTTTTTATCAGAACTACTAATTTTTGGAAAGTTACACTCAATAATATTTCCAGCACTTAAATTTGTATTCAGAGGAACAATTACATTTAATTGTTGAGTAAACAAACTATTATATCTCATTAAAGATTGTGATTGATACTTTTGCGGATCTGAATTTTTGTCAGTTGAAACTTCTTGTTCAAGTGTACCAACATCAAGTATTTGTGTAATCATTCGTGAAGGTACATCTCCTAAAGTTTTGTCAGATCCATCGGAAATTTTGGGTAACTTTAACCTGTCCCCAAGATTCTCCGTAGATTTTGCATAGTCACTTTGTTTAAAAACCCCTTCCTCTGGATTTGAAAATTTAAAGTCCAATGGATTGAAAAACATTCTATAACTAGCGTAAGTTCCAAGTCTGAGTTTTTCAATTAAATTTTGATTACGATCAATGAAATAGTTTAAAATTTTAAAATCATTATTAACTTTTTGATTGTCTGGTGTATAAGATTCAACTGCTTCACTATAAACGTAAGTTGCTTTTGATTTCTCTTTATTCATCTCATCAATTGAGCGGAAGTTAAATCCTTCTTTTGTTTGATAGAATAAAAATCCAGCAGTTCCATCTTTAGATACTGTCGGAACTGATTTGGATGCCAACCAAGTCAAGACAGTAAATGGTTTTCTCATATTTCCAATGAATCCATACTTATTAGAAGTTTTATCCAGTTTTCCAATTTTTTTAGTTTGTAAAACTTCTTTTAATATTTTTTCAACAGATCCATCAATACTCAATGAAGTTGGATATTTTCTTGTAACTCTAACCGTCTCATTTGTAATCGCCTCTCTTGGCACTAAATGTAAAGTAAAACTTTCTTTTTGTGTTTCTGCAATTACATCAGTTATACTAGAAACATAGAAATAATCCTCCACTTTGGTTGCAAAATCTAAACCAATATTTGATTTACTATTTGGTTTTAATTTTAATGCTAGTCGTTCACCACCTCTTAAAGGGAGACCATTGTAAAGAGATTGCTTACTTGTATCTTTTTCGGTGGAAGCAGAATTGCCTGTATTGACTATTTTAAGTTTTGCAGTCACAACTGGAGAAAATATATCTTCATAATATTCAAATGCAATTACAGATTCTTTTAATTCAATTCTTTTTTTCTGATCATTCGCTTCTATTAATACTGTATCGTATATGGACTTTTTTGCTGCTTCCATTAGAGATAGTTAAAATCTAAGAGTAATTTTTGTTTCATAAATTTATTTAACATATCAAATTCAGTTATTTGACCAGAAGATCCACCACCACTATAAGATGATCTTGAAGGTGATTGTACTGGTTGTGTGACATTGGAACGATCATCAATAAAAAGAATTTCTTGTCCTTTTCTTGATGCTTCAACAGCCTCTGCAACTTGTTTACGTTGTTCTGGAGTTAAAGAATAAATTTCTGGTTGGGGTTGTTCAGGTTCTGTCGATGGAACTACATTTCGTTCTTCTGGAATTGCTGAAATTTGTGGTGATGCTTGGGATGAAACACCACTTGCTTTAGATCCCGCAGCACCATGAGATACTGTAATTCCATTACTTCCTATAATCTCTGCCTCTCTACCATATCCACCACGCATATAAACTTCACCAACAGCAAAAGGAAATTTAGTTGCCGATCCTGGTTGTGATGGGAAAGTTTGTCTTGTTTTTGGATTATGTTCTTGAATATCTACTCCCGCACTACTTCTTTTGTCATGTGCTCTTTGTTCAGCAGCAATTAAAGATTTTAATTGAGAATCCGTTGTGTTTTTATAAGCATTTTGTTTAATGTTGCCAAAATGAACCCAAGATCCTCTTGCAAACATTGCCTTTACTGCCTGAAAAGCAACTTCACGAATATTTGCAAGTTGAGTTGCATCTGGATTTGCGGTTTTAGCATCTATATGAAAGTGTGTTGCATATGTAGCATCTCCTGCAGATCCAGATCCACCCTGAATAAATCCTCCAGAACCAGTCTGTGGTATTAAGTTCATAGTTCCAGTTGATACTGGTCTTGAAGGTGCTGTTGGTGTTGATGGTGTAGATTTTAGTCCTTGTAAAACCTTTTTACTATCTGCAATTCTCTCACTTTGTTCTCTTGATCCCTTATCTGCAGGATTTTCATATTGAAATAAAATCCAGTTTGATGCTTCTTCTATATTCTTTGAATTTCTAAATCTACCACCACTATCATAACTTGGAAGTTCACTAACTAACATAGCGTAATTAATTTCATCAGTCAGAGGTTGTTTTGACGGATCAACTCCCATACTCTTAGCAAGATCATACAACTTTTTCTGCCTTCCAGAATCTGTCCATTGTGCCCATCCATAACCAGTTCCTTTTCTCATTGCTTCGGTTAATAATCCTTTTTTTCCACCTTCAAGAACACTTGGTCCAAGAGTGCTATTTTCTTGTAAAAGATTTCCAACAACTGCTGCTGCTTGATAGTCTCTCAACCCAAGATCTTTTTGTAATCTTCTTGCAATTTCAACTCCTTTTGAAACTCCAGATCCACCAAAACCTCCACCACCAGGAGAAGGTGCAGGAACATCTGGATATAAAGTATCAGATTCTTGTTCACCAGTAGAAGGAACATCAACTTCTCCAGACGGTTGTAACATTAATTTAAAACCATCTACAATTTGAGTCCCTAATAAATCTACAGTATCAATTAATTCTTCAAATGATGTTCTTATTTTATTAGAAGAATCTGTAAAATCTAAACTAAGAATATTATCTCCAGTGGATTTTAATACTTGTCCAAAATTTTGAAGTATTCTCCACATAGTATTGGGTATTGAATATATAATTTCTCCCGCTTTTTTCATTCTAGCAATAAATTCTTTACCCATTGCTAACCAAGTTGGTAAATTCTCAATTAACCATCCAGCACCCATGTAACCAAGGAAAGATAAAATTCTACCAAGAGGGCCTTGTCCACTTGAAGAAGAAACTTTTTTTAATCCCACATTAACATTTGTTGATACTTTTTGCATTTCAATTTGATCTTCAAGATCACGCCTTCTAGAAGCTTCTCTTCTTCTTTGCTCTAAAATTTCATTCTTAAAGAATAAATCATTTCTTACTTTGGTTTTATTTGCAATTATTTTTTGAATTCTTTCAATAGATGTTTTTGAACTTGATAAAGTAGATCTTGTAATTGATATCGATTGTGAAATCGTATTAATTGTAGATGTTTGGGATATAACTTCTGCTGCTGTTTTTGTTGTTGCCATATTATACTACCACATTATAGCAAGAGTATGAATATAATGTATAAAAATTATCAGGGTTAGATGAACGAATCATAGGAACATCTGTTAATGGCCCACTAGGTGAACCTTGATTCATTTGAGGAGTTTGTTGTTGAGAGGATCCAGAAGAAGCATATATGACATTTGGTTTTGGTTCTGGAAGTTCCCCAACTTGAGGAGTTTGGGGAGGAACACCTTGAATTTGATTGGGTTGTATTGGAGTTGATGCTTGTTCTTCCGAAGCAACATTATTATAACTTTGAATAAAATTATCAGTGTTTGCTGGTTGAAACATTGATGCGGGATTAAAGCTAAGTTCCTTATCCTTAGACATAATTTCTTGATATGGTTTCATTTCAGAATTCAAAACAGAAGATGTATCTTCCTGTTGATTCATTTGAAATGTATTATTAGCAGAAAGATTAAAAGCATTTGAGTAATCGGGAATATTAAGTTTTGGTTCAGAAACCATTTCACTCTGAGGAGCAGACTTTAATTGATCAGTTTTTTGTTCAGCAGTTGATTCTATATTCGGTGGAGGTATAAGTTGTTCATTTGGTTTTGCTTGATTTTGTTGGGGTGTTTCTGGAGCTTGCGAAGATGGTAACGGTTTTGCTTGAGGTTTTGCCTCTGGTTTTGCTTGAGGTTTTGCTTGAGGTTTTCCAAAAAACTTATCATATATTCCTTTACCAAAATCAGCAGATGGTCCGTAAGCGAAAGCACTTGTTATGAGTCCACTTCCAGGAATAGGTAATAAAGATCCTGCAGCAAATGCTGCGGCAGACCCAATCATTCCAGTAGTAGCACCTGCAACTGCTCTTCCAGGATCTTCACCACCAGCAATATCAAGTCCAGTTGCTAAAGAACCAACAGCTAAAGGTCCTGCTATACCTTTGACAATATTTCCAGCACCTCTAATAGCATTAGATGCAACACCCCCTAAACCACCAGGAGGTTTAGCACCTGGTGGTTTAGCGCCAGGAGGTTTAAAAATATTCTGCACCATATTAAATGGTGCCGCTACAGCTCTTCCTAAAAGACCAACAACACCTCTAGTAATTCCAAATAAAGATCTTCTCAATAAAGAAAAACCAAACTTTACAGAAAGAAGAATACCACCAGCGATTGTGAGATTTTTTATAATATTATTTTTAATCTCAGTTAATCTTTCAGTATTTCCTTTTCCTTCTTCCTGAATGTATTCAATAACTTGATTTGTCAACCATCCACCAAAAAGATAACCAAGAGATTGAAGGACATTTCCAAAAAGACCTTGAACTTTTGGCGCTATTCTTTCTACTGGAGCAACAATAGCAGCATTTATTTTTTTTTCTATTTCATTTTCTTTTCCAAGTCTTATCTGCTCTTCAGCGAGTCTTCTTTCACTTTCTTGTTTTGCTCTTAAATTTCTTTCTTCAGAAACCGCGTCTTGCTGTAAAAGCGTAGCAATACTAATTAATCCACCATTTAATTTATTAATATCCTCCCTAATCCCAAATATTCCACTCCGAATTTCAGTTAATAAGGGTTGATTTTGTAGAAGTGATTGAAGATTTTTAACTTCTACATCATTTGGTGGTGTAGCAGATAATAAATTAGAACCTCTTATTGCTTGCCCAGATACTGAAGTATTTCTAGCAACAACTTGCCTAGACTCTTGAGAAAGAGGAGAACCTGTAAGTGGTGTGACTTGTTCAGCCATTATTTGATCCGTTCTTTAAATTTTCCTCTTCAATATACTGTTGGAGTAAAGAAACATAAACTTCCCTCTCCCATGGTATCATATTTTCTAAGTCTGTCAAGCTATATTTATGATGCTGAAGGAGAGCAAAGTTAATTTTATAATATGACGCAAGACTTTCATGCGCCATTGCTATGCGAAAAAAGATGTTAACCCTTCCAATACGATTTTGTTTTCAACTTCAGTATTTGGATTTTTCACATAAATTGTGTGAGTTAACTTTGGCATCGTTTCAAAAAAGTTCTCAATCTTTTTAAATTGCTTTGAACTCAATGATTCTAAAAACTCTGTGAGTTCTTTTTTAGTACAATCTGATGCTGACCAAGATTCTTCTTCATTAAAAATTTGCTCAATACAAGAACAAATAACAGCAAAAGTATCATCAACACTGATTTGATCGTTCCGAATAAAATTGTTTTTGATGAATTCTTGAATTGACGGATATTTCATTCTAAGGTTTAAATTATCATCAAGTTTAACATCTCTACTGTGCTTATCACTTACTTCAACTTTTATATCATCAAGATTAATAGTAACAGGCACTTGAGTTTGCCCATCATCTGGACAGGTAATCAATACTTCTGCAGTTTCACCTACAGATTTTCCTCTAATATTTAAAAATATATACTCAATATCAAATGTTGCTAAATTATCAATTTTAATTCCTCTTGTAAGAATGCAGTTGCTAATTACGTCCTTAACTGCCTCAGTAATTTGTTTTGGATCTTCACTCTCCATTGCAATGATCAGAATCTTTTCTTCTTTAACAAGAAAAGGTCTATATTTGATAGTCTTTTTTATCGATGGAATTTCCAACTCATAAGTTGGTGTAGAAACTTTTGGTAATGCCATAATGATCAATGATTAAGTAAAAATATTTAGACTGCTTTTTGATTTCCAGTCAATGATGTATAAAGTTCTCCTCTTACAATTGCCTCTGTTGGAGTTAAGTTTGCTGGTCTAAACACAACACCTCCAGAAGGGACAGATCCTGGAGACATTGGAACTCTGTTTTGTGCAGGAGGACTTGAAACTGGATCTCTATTTTCAGAAGTATTATTAAAAACAGATATACTTGTAGTTTTTCCACAAATATAGCGATCATATTCAAAAGTTGCTGCAACTTTTAAAACGTCAGAAGTTCCATAAGAAATAGGAATACTTGAAATTGCAACAGGAAACAAACCTCTAAAAGTGTATTCAATTTCACGATTATAATCTCTATCAAATTTTACAATTTTAGTTTGATTTGATTTATAAGAGGAAGGGTATTGCATTCGAATGAAATAATCATTTGAAGTTGGACTTGATGCGGATCCACTTGAAATGTAATCCATCCAGTGCTCTAATAGTTTTAAAGTATTATAATTACTATCAACATAAAATTCAAGACCTATATTAGTGTAAAGTCTTGTATGTGCTATTTTTTCTCTGACTCCAATAAAAGGTGAAACTTCTGCGACACCAAAAGTAGATGTTGGTAAAGATGCGGAAAAACACAGTAATCCAAAATCACCACCAGTGAACAATGGATTGATACCTTTTGTCAGTAAAAAAGTTGATAATTCTAAAGGTAACCCACCAAATTTAACTTCATAGTGAGATGACTGTGCTAAATTTCCAAATAAAGATCTTACACTTGATATACTTCTGGGAAGTGGCACTCTAAATACCTATATTCGATATTTTATTATAATTATTTAGATGTCATATAAGGGAAAATATCAACCATCTTATCCTAAAAAATATAAAGGTGATCCCACAAATATTGTATACCGATCTTTGTGGGAACGAAAATTTATGGTTTATTGTGATCTAAATGAAAACATTCTTGAATGGGGATCAGAAGAGATTGCATTTCCTTATCGTTCCCCAATAGATGGAAAAATTCACAGATACTTTCCAGATTTTTATATAAAAGTTCGTGAGAATAGTGGAAAAATACAAAAGTATATTATAGAAATAAAACCTAAAAAACAAACTATAGAACCAAAAGTTCAGAAAAAGAAAACAAAAGGATACATTTTTGAAGTAACTGAATGGGCAAGAAACCAAGCAAAATGGAAAGTTGCCCAAGAATTTTGTGAAGATCGTCAATGGAAGTTTAAAATTATCACAGAAGACGAGTTAGGTATCAAATAATGGCACTTTCAGGATACGAAAAACCAAATCTTGAAGACTACAGTTTGGATCAATTGAAAGAAATTGCCACGACATATAGAATATCTCACCAATATACTAAAACTGGAGCAACAAGTATAAGCTATAGTAGATTAAACAAAACTCAGTTAATCTACATCATAAAGTATGATCCAGATTATAAGAGAGCAGATCCAAAATCTAGATCTGGTGGTAGAGGAGGAGGAAAAAGATCACCAAATCGAATTGTGTCAGTTAGAAGAGACTTAGTTGGTACTGAAAGTCCTTCAGAATTGATGGATATGATTATAGAAAAGTTACAGGACACTGCAAAAGATAAAAGAGAAATTTCTGCTGGGAAATATTACACCTACATATATTATGCTAAAACACCAAATATTATTTACGATCGGTATCCATTAATACTTGCATCTGAACCAACAGATTATGGTTTTTATGGATTTAATTATCACTGGGGAAAAATAAGACAATATACATTTCCAGAAGTTGCAAGCGATCTCTATGAAATAACAACTAATGAATTCAATACTCTTCGTGCTATTCCATATGCAGATTTTAGGCAAACTTAAAAATAAATAGTTAAAAAAATAAATGGCACAAATACTACGATACCCAAAAGCTAGTATTGGAAAAAATGATGATTTTTTACAAATCAAAGTTATAGAATATAAACCTCCAGGATTATCTGGACAAGGTGGAGCAATTAAGTTTGCATTGGGGACTACAGAACAAGCATTGCAAGGAAGTCTTCAAAATCCAAAAAGTGTCATATTATTACCAATGCCACAGTCTGTTGCCGACTCAAACTCTGCAAATTGGGGTGAAAGTTCAGTAAACGCTCTTATGGCTGCTGGTTTGCAAGCAGGAACAAATACAATCAATAGTGGAGATTTTCTTGGTGGTGCTATGAAGGCTGGTTCAGCAATATTTAATCAATTTCAAGGAGCGTTCACTCAAGGGACGGGACAAAAAGCAGCATCTACAGTATTTTCTAAATTAGCGTTACAAGCACTAACAGGACAATCTCCAGAAGCAAACCCACTAATTTCTAGAGAAACTGGAGCAGTGGTAAATCAAAACGTTGAAATGTTATTTCAAGGAGTGAACATACGACCAGGATTTCAATTTTCTTTTGATTTAATTCCAAGATCAAAAGAAGAATCTGAAGAAATAAAAACTATTATTAGAACTTTTAAGCAAGAAATGACACCTAGAAGAGGAACTACAGGTGCTCAAGGTGGAGGATTTTTTGTTAAATCGCCAAATGTTTTTCAAATTGAATACAGAACAGGATCAAAACCACACCCATTTTTGAATAAGTTTAAACCATGTGCTCTTACTAACATGAATGTAAATTATGCTGGTTCTGGACAATATTCAACTTTTACTGATGCAACTCCAGTTCATATGCAATTAACTCTACAATTTCAAGAGTTATCTCCAATTTATGCAGAAGATTATGAAAAAGTTAAAGAAGGAGTTGGATACTAATGTCTTATTTCAGAGAACTTCCAAACGTACAATATCAATCTTTTCTTTCGGACAAACAATCTTCTCAAGATTATTTACTTGTCAAAAATATTTTTAGAAGAGCAAAAATAAGAGATGATTTGCAAAATGTGTTTACTTTGTTTAACAAATATCAAATTATAGATGGAACAAGACCTGAGTTAGTTGCTGAAGAAATTTATGGAAGTGTAGAATATGATTGGGTAGTGATCATCAGTGCTGGAATTACTAATTTAAATGACCAATGGCCTTTATCAAATAAAGACTTATATAATTTTTGTAAGAAAAAATATGGAAGTGATTCAGAATTAAATCAAATACATCACTACGAAACAACAGAAATAAAAGATAGTAAAGGGAGATTAATTTTACCAGCGAATAATATCGTAAATTCCAACTTTAGAGTTTCATACTATGACAATGGTTTTCTTTATACAAATAATCAAGATTTAATAACTTATACCAAAAGAACAATTTTTAGTGATCCAAGTGGAACAAATACAGTTAGAATATCTGTAAAACAAAATGATATTGTTCCTGGTGATACTTTATTAAATAATGGTGTTTACATTACAATTTCAGAAGTAAATAAAACAAATATAAAATTAGAATCTCCAATCACTGCAAATATTACTGCAAATGATATATTAACATTCCGAAAAAGTTCAGTTTCAATAATTCCAAATCCAATAATTGGAGTTACTAATTATGAATACGAAACGATAAAAAATAATGATAAAAGTTTAATTTACTTACTAAAACCACAGTATCTCCAAACTATTTTAAAAGATATAAGAAGAGAATTATTTTATGATGAATCTTCTCAATATATTGATCAACAAACTATTAAAACTGAAAACACTTATAATAGTTTACCATAAAAGTTCTAGACTTTTATCAAATATCATCACATATCGGTGTTTGCGAGAGCGTTCTTTCCATTCTCCTGCAACACCTTTAACTTTGCCTCTAGAATGTTTAGTTCCGTCTGAATAGTAGAAATCTTTTTTTGGATCTGTGAGACCTGCATACTTAAAATTACAAGCCCGATAGATTGTGCCAGAATGAAAATCACTATCAGCGTAAGAGATGATTGCTTTAACTTCAGTATCTTTTCGTAACTGTCTAATCGCTTTTGAAACAAACCAAGAAGTGATATTATACTCGCTCTGTTGAGTTTGTGGATGAATGCAGAGTCGTGAAAGTTCGAATAATCCTTGTTGTTCATTTCTCTCTAATCCAAAGGCACCTTTTGCGATTTCGGGAACTGGAAGTCCAGTAAAAATACAGACTCCAACAGGACCTCCAATATTTAATGGAGAAAAATCATTTTTTTCAAACAGACCATAATTGTAACCAGACTTATATCCTTTCGAAAAGTCTTTCAGATAATGATAAGTCAGTAAGAGTTCTTCTGCCTGCTTCTTTGTAATGCGGTCAATGTAGTAGTCGGATTTCATAAAAAAAGGGGAGGTCCCTTGCCTCCCCATTATAGCACCTTATCAGTCTTCTGCCAATCGGGCAAAGTAGGAAAGTGCATCATCGTCCTCATCTTCTTCTGCGGCAGGAGCACGGCGAGTGGGTTGAAGATTGCTGATTTCCTCACGAAGGTCATCAGTCAACTCACGGGAAGACCCACGAGTGTATTCTTCCTCTTCACCTTCTTCTTCATCAAGACGCACATTTGCTTTCGATCCAAGCACAGAATGAAGTCGTGCTTTCAGTTCTTCATAAGTCTTGAATTGATCGGGAGAAACAAACTCAGCAAGAGAATACTGCTTCTTCCAGATTGCTTCCAGAGCATCATCATCATCCAGCAGAGCACCCTGAGGAGCAAACTCACTGGAATCATAGTTGCGATAACCAGCAACATTCTTTGCCTTCAGTTTGAAGTTGGCACCTTGCCAGAAGTCAAACGGATCGATTGCTTCCTCATCTTCAAACTCAGGTTGCATCGCAGCAGTGAGTTTGTCAAAGATTTTCTTACCATACTTGAAGAGGAAGACCTTACCTTCATTCTCAGGATTAGCAGGGTCTTTTACCACATAGATGTTAGAAACATAAGTCAGTTTGCGCTTCTGCTTACGCGCAACTTCTTTACCAGCATCAGTGCCATTATTCCACAGAGCAGAGTTGTGCTCACAAACAGGGCACTTTTGGTTTGTAGTCGTCAGGCAGGTGTCAATCAACCAACCACCAGGACCTTGGAATGCGTGACTATAAACCTTCACGAAAGGAATGTCTTCACCGTCAGGGGCAGGCAGGAAACGGATGACGGCATAACCATTGCCACTCTTATCACAGTCCAGTTTCCACACACGGTCGTCAGAAGAACCTGACCCACCAGTATTCATTTTTTCTACTTCTTTCACCAGTTTGGCGGTGAGAGAACCAAGTTTAGATTGCTTTTTAAGGTCGGAAAAACCCATTTGGATACCTCGGATAAATTGGATTCGGGGGATTACTCGGATAGTATAACAGGGATTCCCTCAACCGTCAATGTATTGTTTGAGGGATTGGATAGTCTTAGTCATACTACTGAATAATATATTCATATCAGTCTCTGGTGGGAAACCCATCAGTGCGACTGA